TTAGTACCTATTAAAACATTTTTTAACATTGTTTTTGTTTTTGTTTTTTATATTGATTATTAATTAAGAAAATTATTCATTAGTTTGTTCTACTCCTAAAGAAGATTGCAGTCTACCTGAAGCCTCCATAGTTTCTAACAATAGGTTAACAGCATCTCTAACTATCTCACTATGAGTTTCTTCTGATAACTCACAAGATTGATTAGTTGTTGATGACATCATCCTTGGCTTACGAAGATAAGATATTGCGATTTCTTGCACAATAAAATTATCTGGGTCATAAAATACATCTATAGAATCCGTATGTATAATTGTTAACGGGCCTTCAAATGCATCTGTTTTATTAAACGGGTCAACTTGCATTATATACACGTCATCCTGTTGAGCAAATCTATTAGGTGATATTTCTAGTACTCCATCTGCAGTTAAATAGTTTTTACTATTAGATACTTTAGTTGAAGCAGCTCCAAAACTACCAGTTGTTGTATAATAAAATAAATCTGCTGTTGCAGCTAATATTACTATGTCTCCTTTTACTCCTCTATAATTAGAAGGACTAGCTACCCAACCATTGTTTATAAAACTTGAGCTACTATTTAATTTATCTATTATAGTTTGAATAGTTAGAGTTTTTTCTTGTTTACCTAATGCTGCTAAATCTCCAGGAGCTATTATAACAGTAGATGATCCAAATCTAAATCCAATTAAATCGTAACTATCCGTTTCAGGAAGATTAATTGTAATAGTATTAAATAAAAGAACATTACTAACTGTATTTAAAGCATTGCAATGATTATGTTTTATTTTACTTCTACTAGAAGTAAGGAACATGTAATCACCAGGAAAATAGAACTTTAACTTATTATCGTAATCAAAATCAATAGCAGGTAACCTAAAGCATTTATCATAATAACTAGCAACAAGTAAATTTCTTAAATCGTCTATTCTTTTTTGGCTCATTTCAAATCCCTGTCTTTTAGGATTAGATAATGCACCATAGCGTTGTTTAATAAATCTTTCTTGTGCTCTATTTAAAAAATAATCCTTTTCTTGCGGAAGAATTATTTCATATAGATTGGAGTTAAGTTTATTTAACTCCAAGTCTATATTTAAATGCATTTCGGTTATATCCATTATTTACTTGCCTTTGCTACCTTTTTAAATTCTTTTAAAGGAATTCCAAATTCTTGTAGTCTTGCTTGTAACACTACATACTCTGAAGAGTTGTTAGGGTCTTTCATCCAAGCAATTGTACCATCTAAGCTACCTAAATTACTACTACCATTTAAAAATCTATTTCCTTCTTTTACTAATATACTACCTTCAACCATTGACATGATTTCTGCTTTATATTGTAAATCTTTATCAGAAACTATTTCCAAGAAGTAAACAGCATCTTTTTTTACTAGTTCACTTATTTTAAGTTGTTTCTTTTTAGAGGTAAGCGCTAACAATTCTGTTAAACTTCCCATCTCTGGATATTTAATAATTACGTTTCTAATTACTAGATCCAATTTGTTTTCGTCTTCAACTAACTTAGCAAATTCAACCATTGCTTTAGTTTCAGATTCTAACTCAGTAGATTTAACTTCATCTTCTGCTTCTGGATCAGTTATATAAAACTGTAACATTTTATTGTTTTCACACTCTTCTTTAGTTTTACCTGTATATGGATGTGCTAAAGCCATTTTCCATATTAAGTAATCCTCAATGTTTAAGGGTTGCCCTTGAGAATCTTCACCAATCTCTAGTTCTACACCTTGAAATTCTATTTTCTTTCTTAGGTTCTTGTAATAGTTTGATACTGCAACTCTAAAACCTACATCTTTTGGATTAAGGTTAACAATTACTGGCATTAACAAATCTTCTTGTTCATAAGTTAAAGGTCTAAAAACGTTACCATTTCTATCCATAAAACTAGACAATACTACAACTGTTTCATAAGCAAAAGTATCGGGAAACCCGTATCTTTTAACTTGTTTTCTCATGATTCTTACTTTTCTACTTTTCATTTTTCTTTAAAATTTTGTTGCGAGTGAAGGATTTGAACCCCCGATCCCTAGCTTATGAGGCTAGTAAGTTACCGCTACTCTAACTCGCAATATTAAGGTAGGGCTATTACACCCTACCTTTTTTAATTATAAACCAGCAACACACTGTAAGTCGATAGATGTATTGAAACGTCTAAGAACTACTTGTCCTGTTTTCAACATATGCAATGAACTTGCATCTTTATCTGTTGAAACAGCATCGTTACCTTGTAAGCTTGGAGATACTTCATTCATACCTTTTACCATAGCTCTAACCATTCCTCTTCCTTTTTTAGTAACCATTGAGATGTTAGAAACACCATCATAGATTGAACTATCAACAAAAGTCATACGATAAGACTCTAAAGGTAAACCAGTTTTAGGATGGAATAAACCTTTAGAAGCAGGACCATCATCATACAAACGATTAGTTACAATATTGATAGTGTAACCATCAACGTGTTCGTAAGTATTGAAATATCCACCTAAACGTAATTCTCTACCTTGACCAGATACGAATTTGTTGTCAGTTAATTTGATATATTGTTGAGCTAATAACTCAGACTTCATTGCTTGATCAAATGCATCACGTCCACCTGTACCAGTAAACAAAGTAATTTGTTTGTTTTGAGCATCGCTCATACCAAAGAATACATCACGGATTGTTTGCTTAATTTTTTCAGCAGTCAATTCTGAGTAAGTATCTTTGTTTTGGATTTGCTCTAATAAACCAGCTCCACGGATGATAGGATTACCTTCTTCATCTCTTTCGTTGATTTGACCAAATTGATCACGGTTTGAAGTTTCATACCAGTAGTTAGATTCACACTCTCTACGGAATGATAATTGATGTTGCCATTCTTCAGTTGACCACCATAATTGAGTTTCACCACCATTTTTGTTTGGTAAAGCGATACCTTTTGCACTACGTTGTTTTACATTACCTTCCCAAGCGTAAGATTTACGGATAGTAGAAACATCTCCTCTTACTTTTTGAGAACTAGTTGTAGTAGACTCTGAACCTCTTGAACCCCAAGATGCAGCAGCATACCAACCTAATGAGTATAAAGCTCCAGCAGCTAATTCACTTGCAGGAATAAATTCTGCAGCAGATTTAGCACCAGCAAGCTTTACAGTATATTGCCATAAGCCACCGATGTTTTTACGATCTGTGATTACTAAATGGTAATTACGTGGAGAGACAATTGTGTACTTGTTAGGAAAAATACCTTCATTGAAAGTAATTACAAATGAACTGAATCCAGCACCAGCGTTTGCTGTAGATACTGCAGCAGCTAAAGGAACAGCTTTGAATAGACGACCCATTACATCATACTCGAATTCGTCACCTTCAATTTCCATTGTAGAACGAGCTCCTTCTGATAAAACGTGAAGAGGGAAACGGTTGTCCTCGTAACCCATTAAATAGGTTAATACTGGAGTTAATTTGTCTGGTTGAAGCAATAACTGACGTGCTAAAGAAGCATCGTTAGTTTTCATTTCTTCATTCCATGTTTGAGATGTTATTAATCTTGCCATGTTTATTTATTGTTGTTTTTTAAAATTTTCTAAATACTATCCCAGTCTATCGAGTTGTTAGCTACGTTTTGACCAGAAGCACCGTTTTTACCGGTTCCAACAGAGTTTCTTAATTTTGCACTAAGTGTATTTGCCTTTTGTGTAGCAGCTGCAGCTTGTACATATTTACCTAAGTTGAATTTGTTTTTAACAGCAATAGCTAACTCAACACGTTTAGAAGGATCTTTTAAAATACTGTTTAAGTCTTTCATAAAATCTCCTTGAGTGTCATAATCAAATATTGCTCTTTTTTCTGTAACAGGAATTGTAAAGTTATTTACCTTACCACTATCTATTACATTTTTAATATTACCAAAGAACGCTCTAGTGTTTTCTTTTCTTTGAGCCTCAGCTTGTCTTTCTTGTTCAAGAAGACCTGCTCTCTCTTTAGTCTGGATTGCACCTAGCTTTTTAGAAGCTACTTCTGATTGTTTTCTCAAAGTATCCGCTATTTCTAAATCATCAATAGCGTCTTTAATTTCCTCATCAGTATAATCCATCTTTTTATAAAAAGTTTTCATTACTGCTTTTTGTACATCAGTATTATCTAAATCTACTTCGCTATAATTAATCTCTGGATTAACTGTAGTAAAGAAAGCTTTTATATTATCCTCAGTAGCATCTTCACCTAACATTTGGCAGTAATCAAAAAAATCACCAGCAATAGAAGGTAAACTTGCAAAGTATCCATTCAACTTAGCATCTGCCATACTATCTGCAGCGCGTTGTGTAAAAGCTACTAAGCCGTCTTCTGAATCTTCAAAATCTTCGTCATC